TATATTTATATATTATATTTATTTATATATAATACTTTAGTATATTTCCTGCGGAAAAGGTTACACCTATGAGCGAAAAAAGAAAATTTAGTGACATATCTTTATCTTTTGAAAAAAATCCTATAACAAAAGATATAGTAAAAGTTAAAGATGACATATCAGTAAAACAGTCAATCAAAACATTAGTGATGACTGAATTTTTCGAAGCTCCATTTCAAAAAGGAAAGGGAACTAGAGTTAGACAAATTCTTTTTGATTTAATAAATGATGGTGGAGCAGAACTGATAAGATCTGAGATAATAGATGTCATAGAAGCCAAAGAACCTAGAGCAAATTTAATAGATGTTCTTGTTGAACCTATACCAGATGAAAATAGATACTTAATTAAAATAATTTTTTCTATGATAAATACTTTAGAACCACTTCAAGTTGAGATGTTCATTTCAAGGTTAAGGTAAGAGGGATACTATGTCAAATATTAAAGTAACAGAATTAGATTTTGATATTTTAAAAGAAAACCTAAAAGATTTTTTAAGAAGTCAAGAAGAATTTGAAGATTATGATTTTGAGGGAAGTGGGTTACAAATTCTTTTAGATGTTCTTTCAGCGAATACACATTATAATGCAATATACCAAAATATGGTTGCAAATGAAATGTTTCTAGATTCTGCTGTTTTAAGAGAAAGCGTAGTTTCAAGATCAAAATCATTAGGATACACTCCAAGTTCAATTAAATCTGCTCAAGTTGATATTAATTTACAAATGGTGGGTTCAGACTCATTAATTGGGACTGATATAGTTGAACCATTAAGTATATCTCTCCCTCAATATTCTAACTTTTCTGCTACAAAAGATGGTATCACTTATATTTTTCAAAATACTGAAGGTATAACTTTAGATCACACTAACACTTTAGAAGATGGAAGAAAAGTATATTCAAAAGATTTTACGATAAAACAAGGAATAATGATTGAACAGAATTTTGAAATCAATTTTCAAGAATCTCCAGATCAAAGATTTATCATAGAAAATGATAATGCTGATATTACAACTTTGATAGTCAGTATACAACAAGACCAAAACTCAACATATTTAATTTCATCTTTAGCTGAGAATGTTGTTGAGATTGGTCCAAATGATAATGTATATTGGGTGAGTGAAAATGAATCTGGCAAATATGAATTATTTTTTGGTAATGGTAGAATTGGTAAAAAGTTGATTAATGGTTCTAATATTAAGATTCAATATTTGACAACTTCTGGGTCTCAGGGTAATAATATATCAACAGGTTTTAATTTTTCTGATGCTGTTATTGAAGTTTCAAGCTCAGGTGGAGATTTTATAAGATATAGTGTGTATGTTCCTATTTTAAATTCTTCAGCATCTTTTGGTGGAGCAGAAAAAGAAACCACAGAAGAAATAAGATTCACTTCACCAAAATATTATGAAATGCAAAATAGGTCTGTGACAGCATTAGATTACAAGTATTTGGTTCAGAAAAAATATCAAAACATTGAAAGTATCAAAGTTTGGGGTGGAGAAGATAATGATCCAGTTTATTATGGAAGAGTTTTCATATCCCTTAAACCAAAAACAGGTTTTTTTATAACTGATACTGCAAAAAGAAATATTGTGAATGATATTGTAAAAGAATATAATGTTGTAACTATAGATGCTGAAATCGTTGAACCTGTTTATACATTTGTTGATCTGACATCTGAAGTTAAGTATAATTTGAGAGAAATTCCTCAAGGGGAAGAATATCTGAAAAACTTAATAAAAGGTTCAATTTCAAATTTCAATGAAAATAACCTCGGTAAATTTGATTCTTATTTAAGGTTTTCAAAATTAATCACTCAAATAGATGATACTTCTGATGCTATAAAATCAAATATATCCAGTTTAAAAATAAAAAATAGATTAGTTGTGAATTTAGGAATAGCAACTTCTTATGAAAGTAAATTTAATAATGAAATTATTCCTGGAACTTTGGAAAGTTCAAAATTCACTTGCGATGGGTATCTTAATTCTTTTTTAGAAGATGATTCTAGTGGGAATATTAGCGTGTATACTATTTCTGGAGATGCCAAAATTGCAGTTAAAACTAATATCGGCAAGATAGATTATAATAAAGGGACTTTAGAATTGACAGGATTTATACCAACTGAACTTGTAGGGGATGAAGATTATATCGATTTAATATTCACCCCAAGAAGTTCTGATTTATCTCCAATAAGAAATCAAATACTTCTTATTGATGAGGAAACTGTAAACATTGTAATGACAAATATATCTGAACAATTTTTAACGCAGAATGAATTTTAAAAATGGCAGTAGATTTTAAAAATAATAAACTATCAGAACTTATAGAAGGTCAACTTCCAAGTTTTCTTCAGGAAGAAGGTCCAAAGTTCATAAAATTTATTGAGAAGTATTATGAGTGGTTGGAAACTTCTAAATTGGAAGTTTCTGTTAATGGGGAATTAAATTTAGATTTCAAAAAATACTCATATGATATTCTTGCAAAAAGGTCTGTAGAGGGTCAAACTGTAAAACATGTTTATGCGAATCTTTTAAATTCATATCAATTAGAAAACGGAAATTATGTTTTTTATATAAAAGAATATAATGAAGACCCTAAACTAGATCAAACAAAGGGGTTTTTATCTGGAGATTCTATCTCTTTTATAAAAGTTGTAAAAGTTGATGAAGATGCTGAAGATTTTGAATTTGATGGAAACATATCAGTTGTATCTTATGCTCAGAATGTGACACTATCTTCTAAAAATATTTGGAATGTTCAAGATGTTGATAGAACTTTAGATGATTATGTTGACTTCTTTATGAAAGAGTTCTTAGAAGGATTTCCACTATCATTTCCAAGCGAACTTCAAAGTTCCGATATAGATGTTCCAGAGTTCAAAAAGTTCCTTGTAAAACACTCCAGAGAGTTTTATCAGTCAAAAGGAACAGAAGATTCATTTAAATATTTTTTCAGAACTATATTTAATAGTGAATCTGAAATAAGCTACCCTAAAGAACAAATACTAAAACCTTCTGACAACACTTATTTGAAAACAAAAATTATTCAAATTATCCCTAATGATATTGATTTTTCAACAATTGTATCACAAAGAATTGTTGGGGTTAATTCTGGTGTGAGTGCATATGTTGAATCTGTATTCAAAACTAATAAAGGGAAATATGAAATTTTAGAAATAACTCTCAATGAATATGGAATACTGGGAGATTTCAGAGAGGGTGAAAGTATAACCCTTTTTGATGATTCTAGTTTCATCATAGGAAGGGTTTATCATGGCGCTAGTGAGATATTTTTAAGAGATGTTCAAGAATCTTTTAATTTAAATGAGAGTTTTTATATTGATAGAACTGGAAATATTATAGACTATAATAACATAAGTAATAGTGATAGAGGTTCTTTAATAGAATTAAAAGTTGATGAGATAAAATCAGGAAAGATAACAGAAATTCAAATTATAAATGGTGGTGAAGGTTATAATGTTGGAGACAAAATAACTTTTGATAATACAGATTGTTTGCAATTAGTTGGCCCAAAAAGGTCTATAGAAGCAATAGTTTCAAAAATTGGAGATTCTGGAAATATTTTAGAAATTCATGTTCATTGTGATGGTAAAGGTTATATTAAATATCCAACCATAACTAAAATAGGTGATAAAGAAATCACAACAGAATCCTTTAAATTGATAGGTAAAGATGTTGGAACTATCAAAACCCTTATTATTAGAAACTCTGGGATTAATTATTCAGGAGTTGATTATTATGATGTTGATTTAAATTCTAGCGGAACTGTTAATGTTAGAGTTTATTTGGGTTCTATTTTTGACAGGACTGGATGTTTTCTGAATAATAATAGTTTTGTGTCAGATACAAAATATATTCAAGATTCTTTGTATTATCAAACATATTCTTATTTAATAAAATCTTCAATACAAGTTAAAGAATTTAGAGATTTATTGAAAAGATTAATTCATCCAGCTGGAATGGAAATGTTTGGAGAAATTTCTGTAAAGAAATATGCAAATGTTGAGATGAAAGCTAAAATAAAAAATGTGGTTTCTATAATTTTAAGAGACTATATTGGATTATACTCTGATGTTCTAATTAGAGATTTTGATTATCTTTATGATTTAGAGATAATTGATGGCAATAGTTCTGATACTGGTAATATTCTAATAGATTTGGACTTATCTGGATCTACAAAGGATTATATAATTGGAGAAACTGTAACATCTTTAAATCTTGCTGAAGCTACAGTTGTCTCTTGGGATTCTGGAAATGAGACATTAACTTTGAGTGGTGTTTCTGTTGGGGAATTTCAGAGAGGTGAGATTATTATTGGTTCTGAATCTGGATCAACATCAACAATAGTAGTTGTTTATGACACTATCGATGGTGGGGATTGGTCTATAACTTTACCTGACATGTATTATCACGGATCTTATGCTTCAGATTATCTTTATAATGAGAACACTCATCAGAATTACAGATATAAAATAAAATATAAAAATTTAACAGCTGGAACAAGAGATGATAACTATCATTATAAATGGGAACCAGTTCTCTTTAATTTAGAACCTGTTACGGCATCCATAGATGAACAATCTACAACAATTTCAATTGCCAACGGAATTGAGCAATTTAATATTAAAGATTTAGTTTCTTTAGGTGATCAATTATTTGTAGTTACTGAAATTTTAAGTGATGATAATGAATTGAAAGTTAATGTTTGTTCAGATAAAGGTGTTTCCACAGAGAATATATTGAAACGTGTAAATTAAGGCGACTAAATAAAAATAGTGAGGATAAAAAATGCCTAGTGTTTTAACAACTAAATTTAGAATACATAATGCTAAATCTTTCAAGGAAGGTTTTAATGAAGGACCAGAAGATGGTTCTTTATCTACCAATATTTATACAGGTATTGGTAAAATAACACCTTGGTTAGATAACAATTCAGAACCAGATTTATATTCTGGCGCTGAAGATACTACATCAGATCAAAATCCTCCAAATCCTCCAGATCACATTCAAGGTGAATATCAAGTCTGGAGAAATATGATTGCTGCTAAAAAAATAGAACCAAATGATGTGAAACATGTAATTCCTAGATTTAATTATATTCCAGATAGAAAATATAGTAAATATAGAGATTTAGATGACACTTTATTATATGATTATATAAATGATGAAACTTCATTACCATTTTATGTTGTGACAGAAGAATTTAATGTCTATAAATGTTTATATAATGCTGACAACGGTCAATCAAAAATCCAACCTACTGGAACAGGCCAAGAACTTATACTTCCTGGAGACGGTTATATTTGGAAGTATATGTACACTATAAACCCTGGAGATGCATTTAAATTTATGACTGAAGATTATATTCCAGTTCCAGACATTTTACTAGAACAACCTGATGGTGGAGGAATCTGTTCTCCAAACAACCTTCAATGGGAAGTTCAAGAATATGCTAAATTGAATATTGGAAAAGTCGATGTTATATCAAGGGATCATCAAGCACCTTACAGTTCAGGTCAAGGGTATATTTATGTTAATGGTCCAGCTGGAGTTTTAACTTCTGATAATATTGATAGTCAAACCACATTAACAATCAAAGGTAAATTGACAATTCCTGATGGTACTGGAAATGATTACTATAATGGGATGACATTACATTTAGATTTAGGTGACTCAGAATCTGCTTATAAAATAGTATCATATAACCCTCTACAACCTTCTGATGAAAATTCAGAATTAGTTGTTGAAGGGGATGCTTCTTTTGATAAGAAATATGAAAATCTTGCTGGTACAGTTGACACAACTCAAGGTTCGAATCTGATCACAGGTAATGGAACTTCATTTAGCAATTTTCTAGTATCTGGAGATGTCTTAAGAATTGAAGGTGATGAATATACAATTTCTGAAGTTACAGATGACACCACATTAACATTAAGTCAACCTGCAAATTCAACTGCATCTGCTGTGGATTTTCAGAAGAGAATAAACCCAGACTATCAAATATTACCAACGATTGAAATTGAAGGTGATGGTGAAGGATTATTAGCTATTCCGATCATGGGTCCAGTTGATGAGAACGGTTTTTACGGAATAGACGAAGCTAAAGTTTTAAATGGTGGTTTGAATTATACTAGAGCGAACGCATCTTTTAAAAACTCGACCTATAAACAGATTGAACCTCTATATCAACCAAAATTTGAAGTTATAATTCCACCTCCAGGATACCATGGAAGTGATTTTATCAAAGAACTTGGTGGCTATTTTATAATGATAAACACCAAATTTAAGTATGATGAGGGTGGATTTACTGTTGATAATGATTATAGACAAATAAGTCTAATTAAAGATCCAAAATTATATTCTGATGACAGTATTTCGAAAAAACCAGAATGTATACAGTCTAAATCTTTAATTATCAGTTCACACGAGGGAATTTTCAAAGCTGATGATATTTTAACTCAAGACAATGGTGCAACTGGAATAATAGTTGATATAATAGAAGATTATTCTGAAACTCAAAAAGCAATTAGAGTGGTTCCATTATCTGGGGAATTTGTTACAGGTAATGTTGGTATAGAATCTTCACCTTCTGGTGGGGAATCTGATACTATTGATGATATTATTCATGAGGATTTAAAAAAGAGTTCTGGGGATATTATTTTTGTTGAACAAAGAACATTAGTAAAAAGAGATAAAGGTCAAGTTGAAGATATTAAAATAATCCTTGAGTTCTAGTATAAATAGTAGTATAATACTAAAAAGGTTTTTTTATGACTAGAAAATTATTAACAGATTTTAATTCCAGACCATATTTTGACGATTTTGATGAAACTAAAAATTTTTTAAGAGTTTTGTTCAAACCTGGAACTGCTCTTCAAGCTAGAGAAATAACTCAACTTCAAACAATTATTAATGAACAAATTCATAGATTCGGAAATCACATTTTTAAAGATGGTTCTGGAGTTTTGGAAGGTTCTTTTAATGTTGATGTTAATGTCAAGTATATAAAACTTCATGACGCACATAATGAAGTGGATGTTTCCTCTTATCTGGATGAGTTGGAAGGTAGAATATTAACAGACAATTCATCTTCAAACCCAATAAGGTTTAAAGTTAGAAAAGTTGTAAAGAATACATCTTCAGAACCTAATACATTAATAGGGGTTTACCTTTCTGGTGAAACTGAAGTGAGCGCTAATGGAAATCAAGTTTTAATAACAGAACAAGAATCTGGCCTAACTTCACGTTCCGTAACAACTGCGAAAATCGGTCAAACTATAAATGTTCCCACTGGCCCAATAAAGGGGTCTTCTTCTATAGCTTCAGTTAATGATGGAGTTTTTTATATATCTGGTTTTTTTCACAGAGTTGATAATCAAACAATAGTATTAGACAAATATAGTAATAAGCCTACAAACAGAATAGGTTTAGAAGTTCAAGAGGAGATTATAACTTCGGGGGATGATCAATCCCTTTATGATAATGCTCAAGGTTCTTCTAACTTTTCTGCTCCAGGAGCAGACAGATTCAAAATAACCCTTTTATTAAAGAGTAAACAATTAGATTCTGAATCTGGGAATATTATAACAAATAATGCTTCTTGCGATTTTTATGAATTTGTAAGAGTTAGAAATGGTCAGAAAGTTGATCAGATAAGAAATCCTCAATATTCATATTTGGGTGAGCAACTAGCAAGAAGAACTTATGATGCTAATGGTGATTTTATCGTTTCAAATTTTAACTTGGATATCGATAATCACGGCGATTCCGAAAAACTTAAAGTCATTTTAGATTCTGGGAAAGCATATGTTAAAGGTTATGAGATTGAAACTATAGCTCCTGTGATTCTAGAAATGGAAAAGGGTAGAGACACTAATGAAGTGTTGTCAGAAAATATTAACAGTTTCCTAGGGAATTATGTTTATGTAACTTTCACAACAGGTGCAACATTCCCAGATATCAGTAAAAATCCAAAAATTGATATTTGGGATGAATTTGGAAAAATAGGAACATGTAGAATTAAGCAATTAAATTTTGAACCATCTGTTGGTCTAGATGGATCTTATGCTTTATCGTTTTTTGATTTACAATTAAATGAAGGAAGTTCAACAAAACAAATAAAAAGTTTTAGAAATTTTAATACTTCGGATAGTGTTTTTGATGTTTCTACTGAATCTCAAAATACTTATTTGGAAACAATAATTTCTCAACAAGGTAGAGGTTCTTTGCTATTTGATCTTGAGAAATCTTCAATTGAATCTGTTAGTAAGTTGAAATTTCTTGGTAATAGTGTTTCAACAGGAATTATAAGTTATGATATAAACAATATTCCAGTTTTAACTTTAAAAGTTAATAATACTGATGAAGAACAATTTTTAGGACTTTCCTCTGATGTAGTTTACCCTCAACAATTTTTAAGACAGAATTTCATTTTTGTTAATAAGTCAACAGGAGTGAATTACAATATCTTTTCTATTGATGTTGTAAATAATCAAGAAGTTAAAGTGTCTTTCGGTGAAGAGGTTCCCCCATCCACTGAGGTTTATTGTTTTTACAAAGTTCAAATAACTAAAACTAATCAGAGGTCTAAAGAATTAAAAACTGAAACTATATCTATAGATTCGGAAAATGTGAGAAAAATTGGAATTCCAGTTTCTTTAAATCCTTATTATGATATTGTTAGAATAGTTTCCATAAAAGGTTCTGATGATGTTGATATAAAAGATAGATATGAACTTGATAACGGACAAAGAGATTCTTTTTATGATTTTGGTTCTATAAAATTAAAAAGTGGTGTTACAGTTCCGTCTGAAACTCAATTTACAATTGAATTTGAACATTATGAACATAAAGTTGAAGGTGTTGGGTTTTTCAATAGAAATACATATTCCAATTTAGGTTTAGAAAATGCTCCAGTATATACATCTAAAAATACTGGTAAATCTTATAATTTGTTCGATGTTATAGATTTTAGACCGACTGTAAACTCTGACGGGGATACAGTGTTTGGTTCAAGAATACCTTATGGTGCTATGTCAGATTTCTTGGAAGTTGATTATAATTACTATCTACCAAGAATAGATAAAATAGTTTTAACAAAAGATAAAGAGTTTAGAGTTATTAAAGGGGTTTCTTCAGATTTCCCTAAAACTCCACCAGATGACCCTAATGCAATGTCTTTATATATTTTGACAGTTCCTCCATACACATATAATAGTAATGATTTGAAAGTTATTCCTATCCACAATAGAAGATATACAATGAAAGATATCGGAATATTGGATAGAAGAATTGAGGAACTGCAGGCAAGGTCAAACTTAAAACTTCTTCAAGAAAGAACTAAAAATGTACAAATAAGAAACTCCAACGATGTTGATATATTTAAAAATGGAATTCTGATAGACGATTTTTCAGGACATAGCGTTGGAGATGTGACTTCTAGAGATTATAGATGTTCTATAGATTTTGAAACTCAAGAATTGAGGCCATCATTTAAAAGTTATTCTCATGATTTAACTTTCGATTCTTCCAATTCCGAAAATATTATAAAGAAAGGACCACTATTATTGATGAATTATAGTGAAGTTTCTCATCTAGAGCAGCCCATGTCAAGTAAATCTATAAATGTAAATCCTCACCAGATGGCATATTGGTTTGGTGATATTAAAATGGATCCTTCATCTGATATGTGGTTCAGTCAAAACTTGAAACCAAGAGTTAATATTAACGATGGTGGAGAGAACAATGCTTGGGAAAACTTATCAGAAAGCGTTTCTGTTGAATTTTCAGAAGGTTTTGGAACTCAATGGAATGATTGGGAAGATATCTGGACTGGTAAAGAAAACTTTTTATCAAATGAAGAATTTGATCCATCCTTTTTATTACAGACTAGTTCAGTTAGATCTGGTAACAAAGAAACCACGAATTACTTATTTGACGCTGCTGATAAAATCGGATCTGTGAGCGCTGGATTGCCAAACAGAATGGAAAAGGAAATGACAAATAAAAAAGTTGATAATAGTGTCATTCCATTCATAAGGTCTAAACAAGTTAATTTTGTCGCAACAAATCTTATCCCTAATGGAACTTTTCATGCCTTCTTTGATGGTGAGAATGTTACAGAAAATATATCACTTTGTACTAAAATTACATTTACAGATTCAAGTAAAGCTTTTATTGATGGCATATATGATGGTGAGATTATTTCTGGTCCAGCTGGTTCCGCTAAAGTTATCAAGAATGTTAACGACGGGACTGGAAGTGTTTATGTCAATATTCTTAACGGTTCATTCACTTCTGGGGATTCTGTATCAGGTAATGGTGTTAATGCTATTGTGGATGTTATACATTCCCCCACAGAACTGATATCAGACTCTGCAGGACAAATATGTGGAACATTCACTATTCCAAGTGAAGAATCTAAAAAGTTCAGAACAGGTAAAAGATTATTCAGATTAATTAATAATTCAAATAACAATTTGAACCCTACTGACGGTTCCACTTTATCTTTAGCTGAATTTGCGTATTGTTCTCAAGGTCTTATGGAAGATCCAGAGAATACGGTTGTTTCAACAAGAACTCCTATCAGTAAAAGATCGAATATGTGCGACGAACTATCAATATCAAAAGATGTTTTCAGTAGAGAGTCTCAAACTCCAACGAGATGTTTAGATTGGAAAGACCCTCTATCTCAAACATTTATAGTTGATTTTGCTGCACATAGAAATGGGATATTTTTAAGTTCTGTTGATCTATTTTTCAAATCTAAAGATAGTAGTTTACCTATAATGATTGAGATTAGACCAACTGTTAATGGATATCCTTCAACATCAACTGTAATACCTTTTTCTGAAGTTGTTTTAAATTCTTCTCAAGTTAATGTTTCTAATGGTCCAGATCCTCTATCTTCTAGTTCAAAGACAACCTTCACTTTTGACGCTCCAGTTTATTTAAGTCCTGGGGAATATTCAATATGTGTTAAAACTAATGGTCTTGATTATGAACTTTGGGCAGGTGTTGTGGGTGAGTCAAGATTGGATGAGACTACTGGAATATTCAATATTGCTCTAGAGAATGTTGCAAATCAACCTCTTGTTGGAAATTTGTACACTTCTCATAATTCTGGAAATTGGGAAAAGTTGAATAATAATGTTTTAATGTTTAAATTGAATAGATGTAAATTTAACACTATTCAATCTAAAATTTCAATGAATGTTAATTCACCTTCAGAACCTGAAGAATTCAGTTTATTTAAATATAATGTTTCAATGTTGAACAATTTTTATGAAACTTTAAACCCTAAATTTAAGTATCAAATTGGTGATGGAACTTTAACATCTTTTCATGAAAATAGAAATATTGAATTTTCATCATTAAAGTCTTTTAGTGAAATTTCTCCATTAAAGATTTCTGCAGAAATTTCAGTTTTACCTGATCAGAATTCGGATGTCTGTCCTGTTTTAGATTTAGAAAGAATGAGTTTGATAACAGTTGAGAATATTATAGATAATATAGAATATGACACATCTGACTTAACTATAGAGTCGGGAGGGGACAATTATTCCCCAGATGATAAACTGGTTATAACTGATGCAAATGACTCTTCTAAAGTGACTAAATTTAATCTTCAAGTTGATGCTGGAGAAGATGGCAGAGGCCCAATTATAGGATTTAACGATCCTCTAATATCCTCTTCCAATATGTCTGGGGATGTCACAGTTAGTATTGAACATTTCGATTCAGATCCTGCTAACCAAGGTTCTAATCATTCTATCATAGTTGATGGAGAAACTAAATCTTCAGGAAGTGTGGCAGACGCAGTTTATATTTCTAAAAGAGTTAATTTAAAATCTCCATATGAGTCTAAAGATATTAGAGTTTATTTGGATTTATATAAGCCTTATGGAACTAACGTTAGCGTTTATTATAAGGTTGCAAGTACAAATGATACTGTAATTTTTGAAGATAGAAAATGGTATCTGATGAATCAAATAACTCCAGAGTATGTTGTTTCTGAATATTCCAATGATTATAGGGAGTATGTTTTTGGAACAAATGGTGGAACTGAACCTACAAAAAGTGAGATAGAAAACTTTAACATCTACGCAATAAAAATAGTATTATCTTCTAGTAATAAAGCAAAAACACCTAAAGCTAGAAATTTAAGAGCAATTGCCTTACAAGAACCTGCTGGTGTATAGAATATATAAATACTTAAAACAAGTTAATTTCTGTTTATTTTAAAAGAAAGGCTCTTGAATTTAGTGTTTGGATTTTTGTGACACATAAGAAGTTTTTCACGTTTTTGTTAGTTTGAAATGAACTTGTTTCAGGAGCGACAAACCATAATGTGACTGCCAAAACATTATCACAAATCGTTCGGGTCTGGCAGGACTAAAGCGGAAATA